CCTGGAAGGGTTCTCATAAACTCTCTCCAGTGTTCTAGCTTCATGTCGGCAAGAGTTGCTACGCCTGCATGTGCTAAGGCTGCGCCTTCATCGCCAGAAGCTGCTGCAACTGCGGCTGGTACTGTGCTTTTCTTTCTTTTTCTGAATTTCATTTTGCCACCAGAGATTGAAACTTTGTGTTCATCTCCAACCCATAGTGAATTATCAGATAAGAATAGATGTCTAATCTTTTTCTCAGCAGATCCCAAGTCGTATATTGCATTAGTGTCTGGAAGAATGTGGGCAGTCATTGTGCCGCCCATTGAAGTTAGGGCTCCTGCATTTTCAAGACCCTCCGTTGGAAGTGATGGATTAAATACGATGCGAGCAGTTGTTTCTGCTCCCAATGATATAATACTAACGCGATCCATTGTGGTAACGTTGAATACTGCATCTTTTCTGTACTCAGTTCCGTGACCGGATACAGAATCCAAGTCATTACCAACAACTCCGAGAGTTTCCCATACTTGAGTTGCTGTGACTCTTGCGAAAACTTTTACATTCTCTCTAGAATATACCAGGACGCTGTTGATTGCGGAAACGTTTGTGTTTCCAGAGTATTCTTCTGCTGTGTGATCTGCTGGTGAGTTAACGATAAATCTGTTAACTACATCTTCTACTAAAGTGATGGCCATTTTATATTATTTCCTTTGTAAGTGAGCAAGGTGTTGGGCGTGGGGATCCCATTTACATTCATAAATAGTCGTTTTACTGGGTAAGAGAAACTTTTATTAGCTTTTTTACAAACTTCGAAGAAATAGGGCTTTCTTGAGACTTATAATTTTAGTTTTAGCCTGTGAATGCCGCTACAATAGCTTCGAGAGCAATGATGGTTAGCCGGTCGCCTTCTGGTATATCATAGTTAGAAATGATCTCATAATCTTCATTAATATAAAAGTCTGTACTATCTCCGTCATCATTACCAACTGATTGTAGAATACCGTTTTGAAATATTAGAATTGTGTTTGGTGTGATCACAGGGTTGGGGGAACCATCTTCTCCAAAGAATCCGGAGAACTCTTCATTCTCATTGATACTTTCTCCTGCACCAATTGAAGTTTCTATTGCTCCTGCTGGTGCTGGGCTGCTGCCTTCTCCCTCATCAACTCCACTAGTGCCGGAGGCGCCGTAAACAATACTTGCTCCAACACCTGAGCCAGTTGGGGTGGTCGGAGTTTCTGTTGACTCTTTTGCCTTTTCTGGAGTCGCTGCTTGCAATGCGTTACTTAATAGGGCTTGTTGGGCTTCGGATGATAATATTTCTAAGTCTATTAGTCCTCGCCTGGTCTGTATACACTTGGCTATAATTTGAAAACGATATTCTGGTTGTCCGAAAAGCTCTTTATCTTCTGTAAGAGTTACGATCTCATAGAATGCATTTCCATACATTATATAATCACCTTCTCTGATAAATAAGTTTTGATCCTCGGTTAGTCTTCTCTTGTGGAATTTAACCATGATAGATTGTTGTTTGTCTAAACCATAGTTTGTTGTTATAGTTTTAATGCCCTCGAACTCTACTAGTGCGTGAACATGTACTGGTGGTAAAAATGTTTTTCTTATTGCTTCTCCGTAGAGTTGATGATAATCAGAGTATTCAATTGAGAGAGGAAGATATAAAACTCTTTGTCCTACAACTCTTTCAATAACCTCATCGTTAATTTGTTTTACGAAATCTCTTTCTGGTTGTCCCGTAAATAAAGGAGGTGGAGGTGCTGCTGGTTTTGACCATTTATTAGCCATTACTTTTTAGTCTCCCATGGTCTTTGATCTCCGAAGATAACTCTTTCTCTTGGCATTTTAAATTCTACTGCATTTTCTCTAATTGTTATCTTCGGGTATTTTTCGTTGTTGCCTGCTCCTAATAAATATCCTAATATTCTAATTGGTATTTTTGTTTCGTATTTTCTTTCTTCTTCTCCGAGATCTGCGACGGTGTTAGATAATCCATAGTCTCCCTCTAAGAAACCTTCGAACCTGTGTCCCTCGTGAGTGATAAAGAAGTTTGTGATTTGTCCCGTTGTTGTGATGAACGGAGATAGCATCTCATTCATTTGTTGTTGGTATTCTGATCTTAAAGTTAATTCGTATTCTGCTACAACATAAGTTGGCATTGGCATCGTCATGGTCTGATAAACAACTTTCTTATTATTAAATCTGGAATTTACTTTGCCCTTTGTTTTATTATTAGAATCTCTATTTGCGAATGCTGCTGTCTTGTCTTGTTGTATGGTTCTCGCAACAGTTATGGCGCCGCCCTTGGCATCATTCTTATTCGGGATGTGAGCCCAAGCAACACCCTTGAAGGCTGGATCTTTCTTGAGTCCAGTTCTCTCGATTGAGATTGCGGGAAGCTCAAAGATACCGTGCTTGTCTCTTCGTTGTTTTTGATCCTTGACCTGATATGCTCTTTCTGGAAGAACCCAAATGTTTGGAACCTTTCTCCAGCCTGTGTTTGAATCGCAGAATACATTCATATCTTCTTCAAGCCACTTAAAGATTGCCATGTCGATCGTTTCAATAGTCGAGGGCATTAAAGAGATCTCTTTAGTAAATTTATCTACTTGCTTCTCTTCTTTAAAATATGGTGCGTAACCCTTATATAGATCTTCAAAGCTAGACATTTATTTATCCTTGGAAAATTGGCATTGGTATTTTAGAAAGTAATTCGTCAGTAGATGCTACCAGTTCACTGTCCTTCTTGGCTAGCTCTGCATATGTCATCTCATCTAGTATAGTTTTAAGCTCCTCTCTCAAAGCATCCTTCTCGGTTTGGGCTTGAGATAAAAGATCTGAACCATTTAGTGTTACTGAATCTCCTGGAATTGGAATAGAGCCTAATTTTGATCTAATCTGTCCTAGTGTTTCTTTTGACAATGATAATGCGTACCTTCTGATCCACTGTTTACCAATTGAATTAATTTTCTCGAATGGTAGGTTTTCGAAGGGAAGAGTATTCATATTATTTACTCCATCGATACCTTCGTCGTACCTATCATTTGTCTCATATGGATCAACTTCTACTGAAAACTCCACCCACATCTTATCATAATCTGTTCCAATCAATTGGGGCTCTGGATAAATTCTTAGTTGATTATCTTTTAGTTCATATGAATAATGAGAAAGTCTTGTCCAAAGATGATCTTCATAAGCCTGGGCTTGTGCCTTGTTCTGCCATGCTGGGATAATCTCAAATGTGGAGTCGTCGGTATATTGACCATAGTAAAGTAGGTTGCCGACGACGTTTAGTCCTCCGTAATATCCGAAGAACCTCCACATTGCTTGAGGTGTTTTATAAAAGACTTTGCGAACGATTACTCTCTTATTACCAACTTGATTATAATATGGTAATGTGGAGTCGGTTGCTGCGGAGGAAGAGATGATTGTTTGTAAATCATAGTCTTGAACTCCTGATTCTAGCCCGAATGATGCAGAATAAATTGGGATTGTTCCACCAATTCCTGCTTCGTGTGAAATACCATCACCAACTTTACGAGCGTAGGAAAAACTGAAGCGTGGATATTTTAGGTTAACTCCGCTTAATTTATCTGTATTGCTTCCTGTTAGTTGACCTTCATGATCAAAACTACCAGTGGTTGAGCCAAGAAGGTCAGATAAGACATTCTTAGATTGGTGGATATTAAGAAGGTAGGAGTATTCCATAACCGAGGACTGATAATTTGCATAAACGTTTCCTGCTGTTATTTCTAGATCCAATACATCTCCGCCTAAAGACTTATAAGTATAGGCGACTTGTTCTGCTGCTCCTGTTAGGAATTCTTCAGAAGTTCCATAGAGACTAAACGGTAAAGCGGCAGCTACATCTGCGGCGTCTCCGGTTGATGGCAAGATGACCTTGCTCATTTGGCTTACAGGTGTTAGGGTGGGTAATGACATACACTCGCACCTCCTCTAACTAAATAGTAAGAGTGCTCACAATAAGCAAATAAAAAAGCCCCGGCGCAAGGCCAGGGCTTGTTATATAGACTGTTATCTTGTGATTAGCCGAGAATGTCGGTAATAACAACAACACCGTAGAGGTCAGGACGAACCATCTTCTTGGCGTAACGAGTCATGACACCCTTGCGAGGTACGAAGTCCTCAGTACCAAAAATGGTAGGTGTCATTTGTAGCGGCACGTAAGGTGCGTATACATATCCACTTTCTAGGAAAGAAGATCCTTTACGACCAACGAGTACTACGTTACGTGGGAAGTATGCGTCGACATAGACATCAAACTTCTTGCTTAGTGAGCCAACTTTCATAGTACCAACAGTACCACGGTCATCGTCATGAGTGACTGAACCACGGAAGCCTGCTGTGAACTCTAGGAGGTTAGCAACCTCTGGAGATACAACTAGGAAGTTTGCGCCGCCGCGAAGAGTCTTGCGGTGGATTGAGGCTGACACATCGTTGATGGTTTCAACTAGGGTCTCATACCATTCTGATACGTTACCAGTGAAGTCTGCATCGGCGCCGGCTGTTGAGCCAGTTGTGCGATTGACGAACTTACCTGGACGACGTGACCAGTATAGTGTAGCACCGGTTGCACCCTTGAGAAGATCCTCAAGAATCTCACGATCAATCTCTAGAGCGATGTGCTCTGAAAGAATGGAAGTAAGCTCAACCTCTGCATCCATGTTGTGGTATGCGTTAAGGTCTTGTGCTAGTTCTGGTGTCCACTTAGCCTTTAGCTTCTTGGTCATTGCAGTTACAGGAATTGAATCTACTTTGATATCAATCTCTGGAATGTCTTTTTGGGATTCTAGTTCCCATACTGGCTGACCAACAACACTACCTAGACCACCGTTGCCACCTGAACCGAAACCATCGTCAATGACGAAAGAACCGGAATCTGCGCCGAGGAGCGAAGCAGAGGCGTGATCGTCGGTATCTGAGGTTACGACGAACAGTACCTGTGAACTATCAGAAGCATCAAGGCGAGTCAAACGACGTGCCTGAACACCACTGTGTGCTAGCGCTGATCCACCATCATCTAGAGTAACAGTTACGAAATCTCTTAGATTAAACTGGCCAGCGGTTAGTGCGCTGAGAGCGACTGTACCGACTGCTGCGTGTAGTCCTAGAAGATCAGGATCGTAGCGCACGAGCGCGTCACCTTCTCTGCCATCGTCGATTGCTGAACCTGCCCAATCGCCACCGACAGTACCGGAAGCGATGATTTCCATAGTTAGGCCGCCTACTGAACCAGTAGGTGAGGAATAACCGTTGTTAAGAGCATAGAAACTCTCTTCAGCGAGTTCTCCGGAGAGATCAACACCACCAGTGATTTCTGCCGCTACAACACCACCACCGTATACTGAATCTTCGGCATCCATGGATAGCCTATTATTGGTGAGTGTGAAGTCTAGGAAGAAAATGAGACCTGATGGAAGGCTCATTGGTTGGACACTAACTAGATCGTTAGCGATTAGTCCACCGAATACACGGCGAACGATTGGGAAAGCAACTGAAGAGAAACCTTCAACATCGCTTCCTGCCATTGTGGATGCTTCGCGAAGAAGCTCCTTTGCTTGGTTCTCTAAAAGAACCGCCATACTCTGACGGTGACGATCATTGCCTAGTCCCTCAAGAAGTCCTGTCTTCTCCCACTTGGAGAGGAGCGCAGTGCCTTCTCTTGAGAGGTCGCGATTTACGATACCCTCGGTAAGTCTTTCTAATACTGACATTTTTTAATTCTCCTTTAAATGTTATTTGTGTGTAATGCCTGCAAGTAATTGCATACGATTCAACACGCCCGTTTCAAGCGTATTATCGCTTTGTCTTCTACGAGGTAGTGCCCCAACTGGTCTTTCAATAGCTTCACTTAGTGATTTTGGCGCGCCCTTGCGAGTACTGCCCACTGCGTTCTGAAGTGTTTCGAAGATTGTCTTCGCCTCCTCAATTGAATCGGCATTTTGAACTGCTTCGACAATTTTGTTTATTTGTCGCTCATTCAAGGAGTCATTAGTCATAACCCGATTCGTGTATAGTAATTTTGCGTTGGCAAGATTAACTTGCTGAATTCTTTCGTCTGCTTCAACGACAAGCGCTTTGTACTTATCATTAGCCTCGCGAAGTTTCTTGTTCTCTACTGTTAGTCTCGTTGCAAGTTCTTTTTCAACTTTAAGCTGCGCCTGAGACTCTGTAGATGCTTGCTTTGCCAACATCATTTCTGCTTTGAAGTCCATTATGGAATCGGGAGTGCCGGCCCAACCACTTTTGCGTGGGTCGATATCTACAACCAATTCTTCCATAATCTCTACAACTTCTTCTAAATCAATTTCTTCTTCTAGTTCTTCCTCTTCCTCAAGAGTTTCTTCTGAACCAACATTCTCCTCTAGCGCCATAGTAATAGCTGCTGCTTCTGGTAGGGGCGTATCAAGTGAGGGAGGCGCGTTGCCTGTTCCCATCTCTGAAGCTACACTTTCGTGTGACTCTGGGGATCCTACTAGATCTTCTCCGATCTGCGCTTCTTTTTCTTCAACAGCGTCAATAATGTTTTTGAGGTCATCCATACTAATGACCATTTCTTCGTCACCGGTCTTCGGCATTGCTGCTACAGGGAGAGCGTTTTGAATTTGTGCGGGCTCTTCTTCGGCCTCTTCACCCTCAAGTTCTCCTTCGAGGAGAGTCTCAACTGCCTCTCGAATATCATCAGAGTATCTTTCTACAATAACATTTTCAGCGTTTTTAATTGCTGCCTCTTTTAATGCAGCGGCGTCGACGATCGCCTCTTCTAACATGCTAGACATGAATGGTCTCCTAAACTATAAATTATACTTCATAAATAAATAGTATATTAATGTACAAAAAGAAGTTTTTTTATAGTTTAGAACGGCTTTACTGGCTTTTAAGACATTAAGGCTCTGGTAATTCGTTCTTATCAATGGTTGTTAGCGCTGCGCAGATGGACCACTGTGGCGATCCGGTTGCAACTACTTCTACTTGTCGACATTTAATAATTAATGTTGTTGCGCAGCAGGCCGCAGGTATCTTTAGTCCCTCGGCAGCACCATCAAAATATAAGGTAACTCTTCCGGAAGAATTAGCATTTAAAACTGTGATTTCACTTGTCACATAATCGTAGTTTATAGTTTCATCACCCGTTCCACTATTTACTTGTGGATAGCCCGATACTTGATAGGCTGCTGAATTTCCTAAGCCGCTTTTGTATTGAAAAGCACTCATGGTAGTTCGGACTCATCAATAGTTGTTAGCGCTACCAAGACTGACCATGTACTGGTTGTACTAACACCAATAGAGATTTCTTTGCACTTAATTCTAAATGAAGAGATTGTTTTACTTGGAACCGTGAAATACCCGCTTCCGTCAAATGAGGCTGATATAGTGTGTGGCGACAGATTTGATATTACTACCTGACTTGTAACATAATCGTAGTTTATAATTTCATCACCTGTTCCGTTGTTTACTTGTGGGTAGCCCGATACCTGATAGGCTGCTGAATTTCCTAAGCCGTTTTTATACTGGAAGGTGCTCATTTGTGTTTCTCCTACTCTATAAATAGTTCCTTATAGAGAGTTGGCTCTACTTTTTTCTTGTTCTCGCAATTTATCCAGAACTCTCTTTCTTGCTTTCTTCGCCATTCTTCTTTTAGTAGACGGCTTTTCATAGTATCTCAGATCTCTTACTTGTTGTTGGATCTTTTCTTTTTTGGTCTTTTTAATGAACCTTCTTACCAAAGACATGTTTGTGTCTGGTTTAAAGTTCCTTTGACCTCTTCTTGGTCTCTTGGGCCTCACTACTACATGAGCAGGTGCCTGCTTATTTGTTCTTGCCACTATTGCCTCGCTTGTTGTGGTTCACAGTAAATAGTATACTCTTTATTTTACTTGAGCGCTTTTTGCCCAATTTCCGCCGGCTAGTGACATTAATCCTGTGATATCTACTCCTGGATCGTGAGGTGCAATTCCAGACATCGGAGATCCTGCTGGTGAGGATACACCAGTAACGGGTGCTGATGTTGGAGTTACCCCCTCAAAGAGATCAACTCCGCCATAAGAATCCTTCATTGACTCTTGCAGTTCTTGTCTGGCTTTTAACACTGCTTCTGACTGTTGCCTAGTCTTGCGTTGTTGTTCTTGTTGCACAACAGGTTGTTCTGTGGCAACAGTTGTTTCTGTTAATGTTTCTCTGGAAGTTCCTTTTAGAACCTCCGTGATTACATTAGATAACAAACCCTCTTCTAGAAGCATTTCTTTTACGCATTCTTTAATGATGGGTTTGAAGTATTTTTTTAATTCTGCTTTTTTCATTCTTTCCTCTTAGTTTCTGATTTTTTCTCTTCTCTATATAGTCTACGAAGTTCCTCATCCGACATACGGTTAGGATCTGGCGGGGGTGCCTTGCCTATCGCAGACAGTCCTGTCAGATCCTTGTGACCGGAGCGGCCACCTTTTCTTTCATAATCCTGCCGAGTTACCTTGCGTTGTTGTTTTCGTGCAGCGCGATCTGCTGGGTTATCTAAGGATAATGGCTCATCAAACGCGCTTTTGGGCTTTTTAACGGCGCGTTGTGTATGTTTTGGGCCCGACTGCTTGAGCTTACTAACAACAAAAGTCGTAGCGCGGGCGCCTGGTTTTTGCATGTCCCTCACGGCGCGATTATAGCCCATATAATATTCATCAGACTTACCTTCTTCGGCAGGCTTACCCTTTTCGGCGCGTTGAAGGCCGGCGAAGGCTCTCATTTCAGGATCTTTGTCCTCTCTTCCGAAAGGCCATATTTCATTTATTACTTTGCCCTCTTGTTTTTTGATTTCTTCTTTTATAACTTTTCTAACTGTTGACTCTAGGGTTTCTCGCATTTTCAGCCGGCCTGCTCCTTTCATTGAAGTACCTTGCTGAATGTCCTGAGTAGTGTATTTTCCACGCTTGCCGTAAGGAGGATTAACGTCGATAGATCCCTTACTTAGAGCGCTGACTGCTGTTTCAAGTGCTCCGGGAGTTCTATCCGGATCAATGACAGGCATATCTTTTCGGGACGGGGCACCTGCCGGTACCTCGAATGTGAGAGTTCCTACATTTTCAACAAACTTTTGTATAGCTTTCTCAACAGCTTCTTTACCCTCTAGTCCTGTAAATTTTTGTAGAATTGCCAATACCTCTTCGGGCTTAAGATATTCGCTTCCCTGCTTTACGAGCTTGTAGATTTCTTCTCTAATCGATGGTTCCTGGAATTGGTCAAAGCCGCCGGTTCCAGGCTTTCCTTTCTTAACGCCCAAGCGACCAACCGTGATAGCGTTCAATACGGCAATTAACTCTTTACCTGGAAAATCAACTAAATACCCCCCAATCTCCTTAGTGGGATCGACCATTGCAGTGGCCACCCAGCGATGATGACCATCCATTATGTGACCATCATTACTGATAAAGGCTCCCAGATCTCCACCTGTATTCATTTTTTCCGCTATCATCGCTAGCGCCATACCCAGAGCTTTATCTATATTCATACTAGACTGAGAAGGTTTAAGTTTTGAAACTGGTGCTGTAAAATTGGCTGTTACCGGAATAATATCATCTCCTGAATTCTTATCATTATTTTTATGGCCAAGTCTTGTGTCTAATACCGCATCTTCGGGGTGGGTGGCGACTGTGCTTAGGTTCATTGGAAATCTTTTTGGATCCATTTTTGATGGATCAGCTTTTTCGTTTATTGATTTATTTCCTTTTTCAACAAACTTTCTAAAATTCTCTGTTAATATTTGTTGTTCTTTAAAACTTGACCATTTACTCATCTTCTTTATTCCTTTATAATACTGTTTAGTATTCTATTGATCTTATCAGCTTTAGTAAAAATGTTTGAATCTCTTTGTTTGCTTTCTCGGAGATTCATAAATGCTCCTGGTGATGAGGGTTCGGAGACAAGATCAAAACAGATAAGTTGAAAGTCGTGTTCCACTACTGTGCCCTCTCTGGTTTCTTTTACACTTCCCAAACCACGGGATGAAATACCCAATGTGACACCTGAGTTAACAAGCGACTTTGCAATATCTCCGGATGGTGTATCTAATATCTTAATTTTTCCCATAACTTTATTATCGTCAAACCACACTTCGGTTACCATGTGTGACGCATTCTTAAGGTTTATAACTGAGTCTTCTGGGTGGTCTAGTTCTCCAAGCGCTCTCTTTTCTCTTACGAGCTTTGTATAATTTTGCACTTCTCTTTTAAGAACCTCGGCTGGATAAATTCTTCCATTACCGTTTTTAGTATCGGCCACTTGCATCACTCCGGTGAGATACATTCCGCCATCAGCGATTTCTCTTTTTTCTGCTTCTGTGAGAAAGTCTTGGCAGATTCCACCTTCACATAATGCGTGAAACTCTCTTAATAAAAATTTGGACATAGTATAACCTTTATAAAATAAATGAGCGGGCGTCACCCGCTCGATTCAGCAGCCACCTTTACAACGACGTACTGGACGTAGGAACCTCTTTTTCATTACTCACCCCCTTTAACTTTAGATTTATGCCTTCGTCTCCGAATAACATGTTGAGCATATATGATGTTCCCGAACTAACGCTTCCCAATATAAAAACATTAAAAAAGGTTAATTCATATGTAAATAGTGTTGTTAAAGGGTTAATGACACATAAAAATGCTCCAACCCAAAATCCCATACACATAGCACATTTAAAGAAATAGTGCTCTGGTCGGATACTATCGAATATCTTTGCATAACATAGAAGTTGAGTTAAGCCGTATGAGGCTAAAACGAAATAAAGAAGATCCACTATTCCTTCCTTCCTACACACATGTGTTCAGAATATTATTATACTTGCGCCAATTTTCTAATATAAGTTTCATACTAAATTAATTCGTCTGTTTTAGCTTTTAAAATTGTGGCGTTGTTTTGGGCAGCGATAGCAGCTTCCTTTTTGTCTTCTAAAAAGTAGGTATTAATGTTGGTGGTTAAACTACCTAATTGTTTGTAGATATTTAGCAGCATCTTTCCTAGCCGATCGGCATAGTTTTCTGCTATTTTTACCAGATCTTCTCGGGAACCAAGCTGTAGTGACCCAATGAAATATCTGTCTTTATCAAATTCACCCGGTAATCTGAAAAACTTCCCAGGATTTTTGAGATCTTCCTCTTTTACATATTTTCCACCGAGTACTACGATCTTTATAGGGAGGTTCATATCCTTTATATCAAACTGTCCCATAATACCATCTTTTTTAGAACCAATTGACACCTCATAAAAATCAACAGAGTTTACCTTTTTATCTTGTGTGTTCTTAAGACCCAGAAGATATATCATTGGTTGGCCATGCTTTATGATAGCCGCTCGTAAATTTGGGAGAGCGGCAGATATATAACCTTTCGGATCTTTCGCATCCAATTTATAAAATTTCAAGCTCATGGGGCGGCCGCGTTCGTCTATAATATCCGTTGTATCCTGGTATAGTCCTCCATCTGTCGGAATCTGCTTTGAACTGCTGCCCAACAAGGCACTAATTAAAGACTCAAACAAAAAGCCAGCAGTTGATGCATTGAAGTCGTGGATAATAGCTGCCAAAGAATCTAAAAAAACAAGACTACCTAAAATTTCAGGAACGCTCTTGGTGTTGATGCATGTGTCGTTACATTTGGAGATAAAAGCATTAAGAGAGTTCAGCTTTTCATGTAAAGTAGTGCCTTCAATTTGAGCAGTGAACATTTCAATGATTTTTCTGTCTTCAGAACCAGGGGTACCCCATTGTTCAGAAATATGTAGTCTAGGTAGTGTAAGTGTAAAACTTTCATTATCTTTCACAATCTTCTGTTCTTCCTCCACTATCTCTAAATGATTTCTCCAATTTTCTAATATAAGTTTCATGTCTATTCCTTCTTCTTGTTTTTCTTGTTCTCCAACATATAACTCATCCAATATGGGGAGTAGTTATAGCCTGGACGGATACTACCTTTTTCTGCGGCTTGTGGTACTTCGCCTAGTTCTGTTGAATCTTGGTCATCCGGATCTGCATATGTGCCATTTACCATTTCTTCGTAATCTTCCATGAAGTCTTCGTATGGCTTTTCTTGTTTTATGAATCCGTGTATGTTATAAATTGCTAGGTCTACATTAGCGGTATCAACTTCTGTTGATTCTAGTAATGGAGCTTCTAGTGCTCCGTGTACGTTGCCGCCTCTGATGAGAGAACAATCAACTAGACCGTAAATTGCTAGATATTTGAACATCCTTGATTGTGATCGATATACTTCTTCTGTTAGAGTCTCTTTTGGGAATGCAATAATCTTCTTTTTGTCTCCGGCCATTACTACGATGTCCATATCGACATGATCAAAAATCATAATGTTTCCATCGATGGTCTTTCTGGCTTGAAGCTCAAGTGTTACTTTCTGCTTCTTTCTCGTAATAGTAATCGTACCGGTTACAGACATTAGTTATTAAGTTCCTTTACAAGTTCTTGTGTTTTTAAAATAGTTTTGACCATTGCTGGTGTAATCTGGCTTTTAGCATATGAGTTTAGTTTTTCAATAACTAATTCTGCTGTATTTTTCATCTCGACATCTGCTTGAAATTCTTCATTGTCGAGAGAGTTTATTAGTTCTTCTTTTAATCTTCCGACTTCTTCATTGAGGAAAATCTTTAGTTCTGTATCATCCTGGAAAGAAGCAACATAAATTCCTAGTAACTTCTTTTGCTCTGTTAACAGATCATCACCATATTTCTTGTTGAACTTGCTTACGAAGGTTTTGTAAGCTAATGAAGAAATTGGTTTCATTTTCTTGTTCTCGGTTAATTCTTGTTTCCCAATCATCGTTTCCAGGATTGTAGCTTCTAAAAGAACTCGGCTTTTAACTGGAGTATGAGGATTAAAGATTTGAGAAATGGTTGCGATGTTCTTGAAATCAGGAACGAAGTTATTAAAAACGTCAGGAGATAAAGTGGCGTTAATCTTATTGATAAGTCTTGAGTGTTCTCCGAAGAGTGCGTCATCATCTATAGCCGCTTTCTCCATGCGTGTTTCAAACACTAGTTTTTCTGCGACATCTCTTCTCACCTCTTTTGTCTCTGCAAGATTTCTGTATAGAGAAAGGTCTTTACCAAGTAGTGTTGAGGGAACAAAGGATTCTTTAATGATATTCAAAACCTTGATTCTTCTCTCGTTGTCTTTCCGAACTACACACTTTGTTAACTCTCTTAGAAGAGTTTCATACAAGAATAATGTATTTCTCTTTTTGTTATGCTTCATTTTCATTTGGTTTCTTCTCCAATTTGCCAATATTCTCTAATTGTTCAATAAGTCTTTTTGATTCTGAGGTAGTTTCAAAGAGTTCAATTTCTTGCCTATCTGTATAAATAGTGTTTTCTTCCTGAAAAACACCCTTCGAAAGTGAACTCATTCCACCATTCCCCTTCCATCCTGGAAATGGGCTCTTTGGAAGAGGAATATTTGAGCCGCTGTAACGCAAGCTTCTTGTTCTTGCGGCTTGGCCTGTTCTCTTATCTCCTCCTCGACTTCTAGCAGCAACATACTTTTTACCTTTTGCTTGAGGTTCGAGACTAGCTTCTGTGTGTTGCCTTCCCTTACTGTCTCTTTTATCATCTCTCTTGCCGGCTGCTGGAAGCTCTGGTAGGACTGGTTCTTCTGTTGCTTCTGCTCCACCTTCATCACCTCCGAGGTCAAGGTCTCCACCTTCATCACCACCGAGATCATCTAATGAAAGGTCATCGCCCCCTCCTTCGCCTCCGAGATCAAAATCATCATCACCACCATCGAGGCTTTCTCCTGCCCCCAGGGCTGAGGCCTCTCTTTCTCCCGCTGCTTCTGTTGCGGCTTCGAGGGCTGCATCGTATTGTCTGTCGGTGAAGATTTCTCTTTGGTTGCGTAGGAAGTCTTCATCGGACATGGCGAAAATCTTCTCGGAAACCCAACGTCGGGAAAAGAAGTTCTCTGTTGCAGCGCCAGCAATATCGAATTTTGATTTCCAGTGCTCTAGTTCTTGTAGTTCTGCGAGCTTGCTTGGGTTATTAAGTGATAGTTTGAAATTGATTAAGTCATCGCCACGGAAGCCAAGAGTATAAAGGTGGACAATACCAAGCTTTTCTAGTTCTGAGATTACTGATCTCTGAAGTCTCTGGACTGTTCTTGCGAACCGAATGTCTTTCTGCGCTAATGTAGTCTTGTCCTCGCTTCCTTCTTCGCCTTGGGATAGGTAAGAAGCAGGAACTTTAATAGCAGAAAAGAGTTTATCGCGGAGATACTTAACATCGTCAATTTGACCGACGTATTGTCCGCCTGGGAGTGATTCAATCTTGGATTGCTCTCCTCCTCGAATTGGAATGAAATAGTCTTCTTCTACTGATAGTGGGTTGTATCGCAAGTCAACTCTTCCGGTTGTTGCATCTACAACTTGGTTTCTCTTGAATGAAGTGATTGTCTTTTGAATGAATGTCTCAACATCCTGTGGGGCGATATTACCTACATCGATGTAAAATACTCGACGTTCAGCGGAACGAGTGATACGATAGGCCATCATTGCGTCTTCTAGGAGTACTAGTTGTCTCCAGATACGACGTGCGGGCTCTAGAACACTAGTTCCGTATGGGGCGTATTTATCATTTCCTAGAATACGGAAATGTGCAACTTGCCAGTTCTCAAAAGTAATGCCGGCTGAGTTCCATTGGTACTGGACATAGTTTGGATTTGTTGGATCCTCGCCTTCTAGCCTTTCCACCTCACGAATGGGGAGTGCTATAGTTGACTTAATCCCGATTTCGTCGTCAATGTCTAGATAGAGTAAGAAGTCTCCGAATTTAACTAGGGAGCGGCACCATCCGAATAGGTTGTGGTCTACATTCATTACACTATGATATAAGGTGGATAGTGTTGATTTGATTTCTTCATTAGCGCAGGCAATACTAAGCATTGGCTGAAGTGAGGAGTGTGTTGTCATTTCATCTGCATAGATATCAATGGCAGATGCGATCTCTGGCATGTATTCCATCTGCTCATAGTCAACATATCTTTCCGTTCTATTCTGCTGCGCCATTAGTTTGGTGTTCATCACCTCAAATGGAGAGTAGTTGTTGCGGCGGAATGGTTGGCCAGAAAGAGATTTAAACTTTGTGGCGTAATTGTCTAAAGTTGTTCTCTTGATTTTCCTATTTGCCTGAGTTCTCCAATTTACGATTGGGCCCGAGAATAATCTAGTCAGCTTTCTGAATAAATCAGATTGCGGATTGTTCGGGTTCTTTTCTTTGTCTGCCATTTTCTATCCTTTAAATAACCATGGGTATTGTTTTTCTACTTCGAACTGTTTAAATAACTTTTCATCTAAGGCTTCTTTCTTGTTGTAGCCTTGCATGCCAGGAACTGTGGTGTTTAACTTTGTATTAACTTTTATCATTGATCCTAAACAAGCCTTTTTAAATTCTATTTCTCTTTTGTTTACTGTTAATGCTGTATCCCGTACCCAACAAGCAATGGCTAATGACATTATAAGGTCGTCGTGATAGCCTCGCATTGCTTGTGGCTTTCCATTGTTCCAAATAAATGTTTTAGTTTCATTGTAAGTTCTTACAGAATATATATTAACTAGTTTGTTGCGAATAAACTCTTCAAACTTTGCGACAATCAGGGGGCGTGTTTTTGTTGATGTTGTAAAGCCTGGAATTGCAGAGCTATCTGACTCTCCTCGGTTTGAATCTACGAACTCGTGTGTACCCTTGATCGAGTAGTATAAGTTTTTATAATCTGTTTCAATCAATTTCTCAAGAACTGAGATACCAATTCCGATATTTTCTACTACTAAAAGGGCGTTTCCGTATTCTTTCGCTGCTTGATGGAGTATTTGAGAGAACAGGTCTAGTGAGGGCTTGCCCTGGTATTCTGCGACTTGTTCCATTGTCTCTAGTTTTATGATATGGAATACAGAACAGTCTGCTCCATCACCTCTAGCTACGTCTGCGACCACCAGATATGTTGAATCTGCTTGATAAGCTTCCCAAATCCAATAGTTTCTATCGTGGCCTGTTTTATAACTTGGTTCTTTCACCGTGGTTTCAAGCCAAGCCATTTCTTCTGCGTTAATTACCGTTTCGCCTGAAGCATTGAAGCTACATAGTAATTCCTGAGCTACATCTCTCTTAGACATATTCCCAGTTTCTTTCTCGAACCATTCGTCATCTCTATCTGGATGTGCGTGCCAGGGAATCATTACTGGATAAAAGTTATTTAGTTGAGCCTCGGCATCTGTATAGGCTTTATGAAACCAGTTTCCAACACCAAAGGGAGTAGAGAGGGCGATACAGCGTCCACCAGTTGAGATGGTGGGATAGATAGCAGCCCAGATTTCGCTCATGTTATCAATGTGTGCGGCCTCATCAACGATTAGAAGTGATAGTGCTTCTGAACGACCTGCATCCGATGAAGAGGAAGAAGCTTTAATTTGTGAGCCATTAGATAACTCGAAAGATGCTCTGTTATCTATTTTAATATCTGATATCTGGATCCAATCTGGTAATGATTTAAGCATTGCCTTGACTTTCTTGACGAGGTTTGTTGCTGTTGCGAACTTTGTCGCCATTACTAGGATGTTTTTATCTCTGTGAAAGAGCATCAGCCATGCAGCATAGCCAGCCACAATGGTCGAAATTCCCAACTGTCGAGCTTTAAGGATAACGGTGAAACGATGAGCGTTAAAATCACTGAGCAAATCATTCTGATAGTCGTATGTCTTGAATGGAATATGGCCATGCATTGGGTGAGAAATTCTACAGTAGTTGTTGATAAAGTAGACGGGATCTTTTCCACATTTGACGATCTCTGCCATCTTCTTTTTCTTGGTTAGTTTATAACCCATTATATAACTCTATTTTTTATCAGCGGTGCCCTTCTTAAACCCGCCTTGATCGAGAAACTTCTGGAATGTTGAATCCAGCTTGCTCTCTGTTCCGGTACCTACTGTCTCAACACCTTCCATATCACCGATCTTGTATAGGCGATGAGAGTTAACAAAGGTTGTGACTCTTGAGATGTTTTGAACTAGACAATATACTTCGCCTTCAGCTTTAAGAGAGATTGTGTTTCCAGTAATGGACTTGAATTCTTTTTTGAGGAAGCCTGAAATTTCTTCTATTCTTCTCTCGCACTCTTCTTCAAAGCCCTTAGCGTAGACATCGCTTAATCTAATTTCTGATTGATAGTTAATCTGGAGGATGTCTCCCATAATCTTGATAGAGAAGCCGTCCATAACTCTGCGATCTAGGATGGCATCTCCTTCTTCGCGAGCTAGGGCTCCTACTCTCTTTTCTTCACCATCGGATGAATATTTCTTGTCGTGGGCGCCGTCATAAGAATTGGCGGCTGCTTGTTGTAAGCCTTGGATAATTTCTAGTACTGAAGCCATTTTAAACTCTTCCTTTTGTAATATCGAATGGATTTGCGTTATAGTCCACTTCCTCATCGGCAGGACTGAGATTCTCAAGAGAAACCACAACGGCGCCGATGGTGTCTGCCACAGATTGTAATGAAGCTTGGGTTGCAACCAGTTGTTCTATAATCGCTGCTATGTTGTCCGAAGATTCACTTAGGTGTTCTCCATATTGCATTTCTTCGAGAATGATTTCTTTAATTCTATTTTTGGTGATTTTCATTGTTTGGCCTCCAGCCTTTTTCCCATCTTTTTTCTCTGCCTTCGATAAATTGAATGTAGCAGTTGAAGCAGCAATCGAACTTGCTCATATATACATCGTCCTTAAGCTCAAAAGAGTAAACCTCGCATACCGGACAAGTTCTGTTCGCGTTCTTATTAACTAGTTTCTTGGATAATAAAAAGCCACCTATTTCTACTTTATCACTCTGTTCTTGAAGCTTTTGTTGTCTTTTATAAAGTTCCTCGGACTGTTGAAGATAATCTTGTTCTTTATCATCAGCCCAACTTGCTAAAGGATTTTGGATTGCTTCTTTGCCATATTTCTGTGAAATTGCTTTCTCGTATTTGGCTACTTCTATATCGTCTTTTAGTCTCGGCATGTTAAATATCTAGTTTATCGATAGCAATGTAAGATGCTAATGCTATTATTATAACACTTTTTAGAGCACTTGTCAACTTATGAGAGTTAGGTTTTTTTGCTAGCTGCTCTTGTAGGACTGCGATGTGCTTTTCTCTCTCTTCAATCAGCATCTTTGATTGGCCATGAAGAATGTCATATTGTAGTTGAAGTCCTTCGATCTCTTTTTGGTGTTCTAGCCTTTGTTTTCGGAGAGCGAAACCAATCTGTAGTTGTATTTCCTCTTCTCCAAACTTCTTATCAGCTAAGATGTAAGCTATTGAAACGTCATCGAATAAAACTCCTGAAAATAATGCTGGAGTTCCTTTCTCTATAATAGTAAAGTGGCCCTCCGGAACGCTTGCTTCGAGCGCAAAAGCATTAAAGGAGAACATTAACAAAAATAAGATTTTATTCAACATGGGTGAATCCCCAAAGATCTTTAATCTTATCAATCACTTCTTGTTGATTTTCTGTAAAATCCTTAATGTTTGTTATTACTGCTTTCTTTTTCTTTTCTTTTAGATTCTTAATCGCTATTGCATTTTCTTCTTCAAGTAACTTAAGCTTCTCCTCGTATTCCTCAACTATTCTTTTTTGTTCATCTATTTGTTTCTGGTGGAACATATTTAGAATTTTAATGTCTTCTTTGTGATTCTCTGCCTGAGCTTCAATTGCTGCTTTATATGCGCTTGTACTCTGGTATGAATAAACTGAAAAGACGGAGAGCGCAACTATCGCCACCGTCTTCCAGTTCTTTAAGAAATCTTCTAGCAGATTAGACATCAGTGGTTTAAGCACTAGGATATCCTCTAAGTTTTACGATTGCATCGATAACACCTTGACTTCCAAGATAGATTGCTGAGATAATAACCCAGTCTCCACTTTCTAGACCTCCTGATAAGGTTAACGCTGTTGCGGTTACCCATACTAATAGCTTTCTAGAAATTGCTTTTTCGAGTGCTCTATCTGCTGCACCTTTAATCATGTTTTTCATTTTTTGATACCTCCCATTTTAGCATCCTTTATTAATTAGTTAAAAAATAAAATTACTCTACTCTTACCTGTGCGTATTCTCCATTCTTTTCTATGAGAATCTGTGTATCAACACAATCTTTTAAGTTATCTAAGTGGGTAATAAGGACTACTGTTTTAAAATAACACTTAATCATATCAAGAATTCTTACAAAACCTTCCATGTTGCCTTCATCCAAGGCAGTGCCTGGTTCGTCAAGTATAAATATATCCGACTTTGGCAACGAAGAGACAGAAAGCAGTGCTAAACGAATAGCCATTGCCGCAATTGACTTTTCTGCTCCCGAACCCATACTAAGCGGTCGAGCATCATGTTTGGGGTGTTTGATGTATATGTTTAAGCGCTTACCTTCGTTCTCGAAGAACACTTGAAAATCAACAATATTAGCAAGAACCTTTGCGATTTCTTCGTTGATGACTGGAAGCTTGCTTTTAATGATTCCATAAGCTAATCCGTTTGGATGCATTGCCTTCATATATAGATTATAGGCAGAGAACTCTTCTTCTAGTTCTTGGAGATCTTTGATGTTTTTCTTGGTATTCTCAACCCTTTGCTCTAAAGAACCAATGCCTCGACTAAGCTCCATGAGAGATTCATTGCATTCATCTTCTTTAGATAGGAATTGATTCTTCTGAGCTTCTGCTAGAGATTTTGCTGCAATCAATTCTTCAAAATTATCAATTGCTTCTTTATTTTCTTCTTGTAAAGAAATCATTTTCTCCAAAGAATCTATCTCTGTTTCGAGGCGAGTCTCCACTTCATCGTCACGAGATATAATAAGATTAGATGATTCTGTTTCTCTCTCGATATTGGAGTATAGCTCAACTGCTTGCTCGTATTTGTTTAACAAATCTTGAATTTCTCTCGGATTAAGATTTTCTATTTCTCTATCGTAGCTTCCGATTAAGGCTTCAAGCTCGGTGATTTCTTTTTCTTCATCTGGTATTCTTGCTTTTGCGGCGTATGCATCTGAAATGAATTTACAAGTTGGAAATTTTGTTCCACAAGGTATGTTTTCAAGTAACTCAACCTTTCCTTGGCATCTTGTTAATTGGCGATGTTTAATTCCAAGTTCAGAAGTTAGATCTGTTACTTTTTGATTTAGACCTTCTATCTTATTGAACTTTTCCGTAACCTCTTCAATATCGATACTTATAAAAAGCTTATCAAGTTTTTGTTTTTTGGTGATGTTGGATTTAACAACCTTTCTATTATCTTTAAGACTTTCCTTAATCCCAAAAAGTTGCTTCTTCTTATCAATAACCTGTACTTTTAGCTTTCCAATATCTGCTATATCTTCTGGTATGTTATCTATCTTTTCTTGAATTTGTATTACAAGTTCTGCCTTGTCATTTATCTTTGCTTTATAAGACTTACACATTTCTTTATAGTTATTAAGATTAGTCCTACATTGCTCTAGGTCTGATTCTGCATCTTCTAGTTCCTCTTTATAAGAGTTATTATCTAGTTTTCGAATAGCTCCTCGGAGGTCTGCGCTATCTTCTTTCGCAAGGTTAAACTTGGTTTCAAACAATTCTAGATCTAGAAATTTAGCTAAGACTTCTTTTCTTTTTGTTGATCCCTCTTCGATAAAAGATAAAGCACCAAATTGAGAAGACATGGAGGTCAGTAGGAAATCATCAATAGTTCCAAAGTTTTTGCGAATTGCTGCATCTGTTTGGTTTCTGGTGGTGCCGTTAAGAGAGGATCTCTCGCCAGTATTTCTATCAACAACCTCAAAATCTAATAAAGTTTTTGCTTCCTGAGTCTCTGATCCCTTGAGGCGCTTAGTATATTTCTCTGCCCTACGATGAATATAATAATCTTTATTTCCAGAAGTTATACATAATTTAGTATCACAATCGCTTTGATGCTGATTGATAATATTAATTGTTTTTCTTTCATTCTTAGAAGTAGTATTGAATACTGAATATAACAGACTATCTATAACACTTGATTTACCGCTGAAGTTCTTACCAAAGATGCCGACAATACCTTCTAGCTTATCAAAATCTATATAATTATTTTTTCCATAATTAAAGAGGTTATGCCATTCGAGTGTCCGGACTCTCCAGTTGATATTTCTTAAAACATCTTCTTTTTCTTCTGCCATTCTATTGTATTTTTGATTAAGATCTAAAACTTTATCGACCAGTTCATCTTCGGCGTTAAAGTCTTCAAGATATTCACAGATAAGCTGTTTTTGTATTTTTGGATCTCTGAGATTTAGCGGAAGGTTTTCTCCTTCGGAGCCTCCAAGTTGTTTGTTCGAGCCTGCCCTGCTAACATAAGTAACACTTTCAGCATTAAATCTATGGCGGGCGGCGTCGACTGCTTTACTTACAACATTAATTGGAAGATTAGTTTTCGAAATAAGTCGAAGTCTAGCCTTTTCTGGTATATTGTTCAGTCCTCGTGGAAATTTGCCACCCTGAGTTAACTCAATGCTTATAAAGGGGCGAGGATTGTGTAGCTTAATATGCCGACATGTGAAGGTTTCCTTATCTTCAATCTCCCAAATAAGAAAGCCCTTGTCATTAGTCTCTCCAAAGTTCTGCTGTACGGTGGAACCTGGATATCGAATTGTTCCCTTTAAGTTTAGCTGCTGATTTGTTTTATGGATGTCTCCAAGAAACGCATAATCGTGCTCATCAAATACAGAAACCGAATGATCTGTGTGTTCCATCGCCCAGTTGGTGTCTGTTTTCGAACCAGCTATGCCTCCGTGATATAAAGCAATGTTAATCTTGCTTAAATCGGATGGCTCAACCCAATTTTCTTCATCAAAAACAGATAATACATTAAATGTTACGATATTGTCCGGTGCGAACTCACCAGAATTCTTGAGAAGATGTAAATTCTTATGATTTAGGGCTGCGACAATGGGGGTAATGGCATCTTGACGACTAGAATTGCGTAAATTTCCGTCATGATTTCCCAGAATCACCACCGTTGGGGCGATATCTGCTAGATTTGAGAGGAAATTTGAACACATTTCCACGAATTCTGGGCTTATTTGGGTCTTTGTATGAGCAATATCTCCGCAATGGACGATATAATCAGGCTTTTCTACCCTTAGTTTTTGGTATAAATCATCGAATGCGACCCTATATTCGTAATGATATTTAAGATTTCTGATGTGTGTGTCACTTAAATGTGCAATTTTCAAGCGT